CTTATCTATGGCTACTTCTACTAGCGTGGTCGGGTCTATTGAGAATCCAAAGTCTTGCCCGAATGATGTTTGTAGGTTATCAGGATTAAATGGCCCGAATGACCAGTTAGTAAATACCACCCCCTCGGCTTTGTCTAACCATCCCCCTAAAATAGTATGCTGGTATTTTCGTGTATTATTCTTTTCTAGATTCTCTATCTGATTTAGAAACGATTCGCTAAGGTATTCTAAATTATCTTTGTACGTAGTATGTATGTATGTCGTATCGCCTTTAGTTAAAGACGTTCCCTCTTGCACTCCCTTCTCTTCAAAGAATCTGTTATAAATAAAGTGTTCTTTAGTAGTCGGGTTAAGAATAAGAATAACTCGGTTTTGTCTGTAGCTATTACGGATTGAGAAATCTATCTTATCAAATACGTCTTCATCTACTAGCTCTTCGGCTTCATCCAAAACGAACGTAGTTACACCACTCAAAGACTTAAGATTTGCGGTTTGAGTTCCGCTAGAAGTCTTAATACCCTTAAATAATATCTTTGAATTCGTTCGAGTGTTTATAATCTCATCCTTTGTAATATAAAAATCAGATTCTAGACCAGCCATTTCTATTTTTTCTACGAACTCTGGGATAATTGACACGTGAGCCGAGACCAAAGTGTAACGAGTAAATAGTATTACATGTCCGACTTCGTACGTTAAAAGCAAAAGGAAGGAGTTTAGAGCAAAAGATTTGCCCGAACCCCTTCCTCCAGTAATTACGAAGTAGCGAGACTCGCTTTCGAATAGCGGAACGTATTTACTATTTAGTTCTATCACTTAAATTTCACGATGTCCTTAATATCGAAGTCGTTAATCGTATGCACATTATTTTGATCTACAACTTGCTTAGGCATTCCGTACTGGTATTGAAAGAATAATTTAACTGCCCAGTCTTTGTGATCTTCTAATGCTTGGGCTAGTACCGCAAAAGCTTTAGGCTCTAATGGTGTTAATTTTTCTACTAAGGATTGCTCCTCAGCTTTAGATTTACGACCAGCCCCTTCTCTTGCTCCACCTCTTTTGTCTATTTTATCCATTGTTTTTGTCTTCAAATACGTTGTAAACCTGTCTAATCTGTGAGATATAATCTCTCCAGCATGAAGCACAAGACGATTGCTCTAAGCGAAAGTTAAAGATTCTAAAGTAAATATCGGATAACTCCCATTGAACCTTCGGCACTATTTCGTTTTGTGGCTTAGAGAAAAACTCTTTTAAATACTCATAATCTTCTTGATTTAAGCACTGAGGTTTACGATAAGACCATAGCTGGTTAAGTTTCTCTTTGCGTTCATCACATCCACAATCCCAGTCTAAAGCTTTTGATAATAACTCTACTCCTGCTTTAATCCCAGTTGCCGTTGTAATCGCCTCAATTGTATCGCCTAATCCCTGAGCATTTGCAAATGTAGCTACCTCTTTAGGCTCTACGTCAATTGATTCTTTGTTTGATTTTCTTGCCATAACTTTAATTTTAATTTACATTTTTTAATGGTATTGTAAACGCTCATAAACCCTATGTTCGTTTCCCTTGATAATTTACGTATTGAAATTCGATTGTTAACCCAAAGCATAAATAGCTTTTTGTCATACCAGTCCCATGTATCTATAAACTCAATAAACGGCTGAGCTAGTTCTTCTGCTAAATCGTTGCTTTCATATTCTCTTAAACTATACTCAATGTCCTGAGTTACTTCGACCTTAACCACTTTCTTACTGTGTAAGTCCATCGTAAGACTTCTAAGCGTATAGTAAAAATAAGCCTCATTAATATCTTTGCCATAAACTTTAATGTATGCTTCTTGGACTACGTCTTCAGCGTAATTGACTTCGCCAAACTTCTTTACAATTGAAACCCAGTGCTTGTGACGTGAGTATATATGGTCCATTAGAGTAGGTAAATATTTTCGGCTACTAATTTCCAATAAATCTTATCGTCGGCTTTTTGGCAATACTCGCCAATCATACCGCACATATAAAGGCAAAGCTCCCTAGCAAACATTTTATTACCCGTAAAGTAATAAGCGTTATTCATTAGCGAAGCTGCTCTCTCATCTGGTTTCATCCTTTAAATTTATTAAGCTCGTTATTCAAATACCATATGGCCTTCTCTAAGTCTTGCTTTTTATTGCCTTTCTTATCCGCTCTTAAAATGTATTTGATTGCATTACCTAAAGCAAAATTTAACTCAAACGAGTCTATTATATCTATTACTTCAATGCCGTTGCCTTGGTAGTGCTTAGGATGATTGACTAAACTAAGTTTTTCTTGCGGTTCTACGTAGTTCATTTCGTTTGAGTTTCGCAAAGTTTAATGAAAAAAAATGATTAAACAAAATTTTTAAGTATTTATTTCATAGGATTTTAGCAAAATGTTTATCTGAGTATTCAAAGTTTCTTTCTTTGTATCGTCTAACCTTGCCATTTGAATCCCGATTTTATAAAAATAAAGCATTGCCTCCGCAGCGTCTACGAATTGCTCTGTTGCTCTCATTCCTTCTTCACTATAATCGCCACGAGGTAGTAATATTTCTACCACCTTATTTAGCTCGGTTAGTTGCTGGTTAGTGATCGACTTAACCCTTTGCCTATTCGCTGGGTTTCCTATCCATTCGTCTTCGATAATATGGATTAAAGCCTGACACATTGTGAAATAGGTGAGTGCTTTGTCTTTGTCTTCTTGTGTCATTAGAATATAGTTAATTGATCAGTATGTTGTTTAAATCGTTTATCGCTTGCTTTAAAGTAGTCCTCATCTAATTCAAAGCCAGTAAACTCAAAGCCTAAATCGTAAGCTGCTATCCTGGAGCTACCGCTACCTAAATGGGTGTCTAGTATTTTATTGCCTTCTTTACCCCATTTTGTTAGAATCCATTTATATAAATATATTGGCTTTTGTGTCGGATGTATTCTTTCTATTCCATCTTTGGCATTAGCTCCTACCCATGTTTTAGAAACCTTCCTAAGGGCTCCTCCTAAACTAGACCAGGCAAGTTCTCCATCTGCAAAGTCATTTTCTCCAGTACCTTTATCCCAAAAAATCCAAGACGAAGTTGGCCTTAAAAATTCTGTCATGTAATTACCTCCCCAAACTATTTGATTTTTAGAGCATCTAAATAATTCATCCCAGTATTCCTTAGCAGGAATTTCCAAATCCCAGTCATTGTTACCTCTAAATATCTTTTTCTTTCCGTTTCCTAATGTCATCTTATTTGCTCCAATCCCATAAGGAGGGTCTACAATAGCCAGTTCAAAATAATTATCTGGATATTGTTTCATTCCATCAATGCAATCCATATTAAATACTTCTGATTTTGCTTTCATTTATATTTTTGATTTAGATATTCTTTAATTTCTCGCACCCTTAGAAATGCTAATCTTTTAAGTGGATCAATTCCAAATACGATTCGTTCCTTTTGCGATTTAAGACACGAATGTAAGTCGTTAATATAAATCCCTTCCTTAAGCATAAATCGTTGATTAGGCTTAAGTAATTGAGCGTCTATCCATTCGATAGCTTTGGTTTCGTTTGTAGTTAGCATATTATATTATTTAGTCGGTGCAAAATCCAGCTTGACATCCAGAACCTGTGCCAAAATTAAAATCCATTTGTAATCCTAATTTAGAAATCTGATCGTAGTTTACATCTTGTTTCCAAGTTCCCTTCATATTTTTTTCCATGTTATTAAACCATTTCATCTTTTCTGGGTAATCGTCAAAATTCTTTCTTAATTGTTGAAGTGGTTTATGGAAGCAACCTACACAATTTGAATCGCTTGGGAATATTAAATTAGTTTTTAATGCCCATTGTTTTACCTCGTAATTAGTAATTCTATTTTCTATTAAAGGGAAATAGCCTTCTCGCCACTCAATTTCTTCCCATTTGTTTTGCGTACCCCCCCCCCTAGTACCTACAATTCCTTTAAACGATGTAGTAAACCTTTCAGCTCGATCTAATTCATCAAATCTAAAGCCAATACCCATTTTAACTTTTTGGTTTAAATTTTTATACCACCAATCCCAAATTGGCCTTAATTTCATTTCCACCGTACAAAACCTCCTAAGACTATTAGGTAAAATAGTTTGTTTTTTTATTAGTTTATCAAAAGATAAACCGCTAACCCAAATAATATTTTGCCCAATTAATTGTTCTAAATCTAAAACTGCTTTTAAAGTTAAATCAGATTCGGCAGTAGCTATAAAATCTTGTCCTATTTTATCTGATACTAATTGAATTAATTTAGCGTCTTTAGGCTTACAATTTATATCGTCTATTTTCACAAGAGCAAAAATATTATAATCTGCTGGATAATGTTTAGCCAAGTAGCTTGAAGTCTTGCCTCCGCTTAGTGAGTTTATTATTTTCATAGTTTCGTTATCTCAAACTCGATTCTAGGGTTATCTTTATCGATAAATTTGTGCATTGTTAGCCTATGGCATAACCTATCGTTATCGATTACTTTGCAATTTTGTAAACAATCTAGTATAATTTTTGCGGAATTGTCAAGGTCGGAGCGGTTTGATTGAAAAAATACTAGAATTTCAATGGCAAATTTATCCTTTACGGTTTCAACTTGCCTTCCGGTTGCTACAGCATATTGCCATACAAACCTTTGCTCGTATTCTTTTAGCTCTTTGGATTTATAAAGCCTATTATTACCTATCTTATAGCCGTTCGATTTGCTTGGGACTTGCCCCAGTATAGTAATCATTATTCGATAGGTTTAATTTGTCCGTCTTCAGTAATATACGCTTTAAAGTCTGCTAAGTTTTCGATAAATTCTCTATAACATTGAGCTTTGCAAGCCATAACAAGTTCGTCTTTAGTAGCGTATTTGTTTATATTACTATTATAAACTCTTTGTTTGTCTTCTAAACTAGCCTCGTAGATTCCAAATTTTACTATGTAGTCGTATAGTACGTGTAAGCCACCTGCTATCCAGTTCATTTTTATATTTCGCTCATAACATCTAATCATTTCTTGTGCGTACATATTAGCTGAGTTAATCGCTGCCATCTTTAAATCTGCGTCGCTTGGTATTTCTTTTACCACTTCCTCAACTTGCGCAACGGTTATAGTCTCTTGCCTAGCGTAGTCGAT